CAATCGTCTTCGATCACCTTAACCTCCTGAAGAAGGTCGGATATGGCCTTTTCCAAGTTCCCCAAATCCCGGCGGCGCTTGTCAGGTTTAACCGCCCTGATCTCTAGAACGTATTCGCCCTTGATGCCCTTGCCCTTAGCTTGTGACGAAACGGCCCATCCAGCAGCAGACCGCCAGTCGTTGTATTCCTTCGACCGATACATGCGACCACCCGCTGCCGCCCGCCACAGACGGTTGACACTGGGAGGGTATGGAAGCGACAGCCTGATCTCTTCGATTTTGGCCATCTAGTCCTCATACAGATCAGGTCTAAGCTCGCGCTTGGGAATTTTGGTCCGAGAGGCAACAAAGCGCAGATGCTTGAATGGGATTTTCTCCCATTTATACAACGCAGCACGGGTCAAAGACATTTCCCTGGCCAGGGCAGATGCGCCTCCAGCCAGTTCAAACACCTTTAGGATGATAGGGTCACGGTTCGTCATGCCAGCCACTTAACCCCAAAGGTGGCAACCTGTCAACTTTGGGGTTGACTAGCGAATCGGTCAGGCGTAGGGTCTGTCTTGTCAGCCGGTCCACTACCCCGGTTGCTTCAATGATCTCTAAGGAGACACCTAATGAAAATGTCAGACACTATCTCTGCACTCGCTGGTGCGCTGTCTAAGGCGCAGGGCATGATTGATGATGCTTCCAAAGAGTCCAAGAACGATCACTTTAAGTCCCGTTACGCTGATCTGGCTTCTGTCCGTGATGCGATCCGGGAGCCTTTGGCCTTGAACGATCTTGCCGTTGTGCAGGGTCCGCGTCGGGCCGAGGGCGGCGGTGGTGTCGAGGTCGAGACCATGATCCTTCACAAGTCCGGTGAATGGATTTCTGAAATCGTGTTTATCCCCGTCAATAAGTGGGACGCTCACGGTGTTGGTTCCGGGATCACTTACGGTCGCCGGTATGGCCTGATGGCCCTTTTGTGCATTGCGGCTGATGACGATGATGGCAACGCTGCTGCCGCTAAGGGGGCCCCTGCCCCGGTCGAAGTTAAGAAGCTGCCCAAGGAGGAATACGATAGCCTCGCTGCTGACGCCAAGACGGTCGCAGAGAACTTGGGCATTGCCGGTCTTACGGAATGGTGGAAGGCTCTCAACACCGAACAGCGCAGTGCTTTCACTGAGAAAGACCGTGCGGCTTGGAAGAAGATTGCGGCAGACTACGATAAGAAGGGAAAAGCTAATGAGTAAAATGTCTGAGCTACACGCCGCTATTCATGCCGTTCAAAGCCAGATGGACGCTATTGACTTCCCGGTGTCTGAGGTGGCCCGCCGTGAGCGTGAAGGTGACTATTGGGTTGCCCTCATGAACATCGCGTTTCACCCTACCTATGAAGAGCACCCACTATCAATAATCGCTAGAAATGTTTTGGAGAATCACAATGGAACAGAGAACGCCTGAATGGATCGCCGCCAGAATCGGTCGGGTGACTGCGTCCCGTGTTGCGGACGTCGTAGCCAAGACCAAGTCCGGGTATAGCACCAGCCGCGCCAACTACATGGCAGAGCTTCTTTGCGAGCGCCTCACTGGCAAGGCATCTGACTTCTTTCAGTCGGCTGCAATGCAGTGGGGGACAGAGACCGAACCAATGGCTTGTGCGGCATATGAATCTCGCAGCGGGAACCTAGTCACAGCTACGGGCCTTGTCGTGCATCCTCAGATCGAGATGGCCGGGGCCAGTCCTGACGGCTTGATTGATGACGATGGGCTAATCGAAATCAAGTGTCCAATGACGGCCACGCATATCGACACGCTGTTGGGTGGCTCTGTCCCCGGAAAGTACGTCATCCAGATTCACTGGCAAATGGCTTGTACGGGGCGCAAGTGGTGTGACTTTGTTTCATTCGACCCTAGAATGCCAGCGGAGATGCAGTTGTCTGTCCTTCGCGTTGAGCGTGATGAGAGAATGATCCAAGACTTGGAGAGGGAGGTTAAGCTCTTCCTGACCGAACTGGATGACAAGATCAAGGCTCTGACGAGCGCATATGGAAAGGGTATCCTCTAATGGCTTACGAACAGCGCGATAACAGCGGGTCGGTCTTCAAGAACAGCCGTCGCGACCGGGATAACAGCCCTGACCTCACAGGCTCTGCCAAGGTTTTCGGTAAGGACATGTGGGTGAACGTCTGGGAGAAAACGGACAAGAATGGCGACAAGTGGTTCAGTTTTTCCTTTAAGGAGAAGGTGCCTCGCCAAGAGGTCGATACCCGTCCGACGCAGGACGCCATTGACGATAATGTCCCCTTCTAGTCATGGACAGCAATCGTCCACTGTCAGAACAGTTCCGTGTCATCGCCAAACGGTGGGTTGATGCGGACTCTTCTGCAAGTCTCTTGGAGGAGAGCAAGTCAGCTTTCCTTTCCAAGATGATGGCTGACCTAGGGGATATGCCAGTCTCAAAGGCTGAAATGTCTGTAAAGGCGTCCCCCGATTGGTCGGAATACATTGCAAAAATGGTAGAGGCGCGGAAAACTGCTGCGCTTCTAAAGGTACAGCTTGAATATATCAGGATGCAATTCAGTGAATGGCAGTCTCACGCAGCTACGCGCAGAGCAGAAATGAAACTATAGAGGATCAAATGTTAGATCATAAACTTAGTGAAGAAGAAGATGCTGTAATCCAAGAAATAAACTCAGAGTTGCTTGAAGCGCTTGATGGTTACCCTACGCGCGAAAGCTTAATGTCTTTGTCTTATGTTGTCTGCGAAGTTATTTGTATGTCCGCACCAAGTGTAGGCTCTGCAATGAGCGCTTCAGCTGCGATTTCGTTGGCTGTCCTACAAAGCATTGCGGAGCTCGATAGGGCAGGCCTTTGCAACTGGAACGAAAAGCCCAACTTGCAATGAAACGTGTTCGAATCACCTCAAAGATGAGGGCTGACATCTTCTTGCGTCATAATGGCGTATGCCACCTGTGCAAGATGAAGGTCATCCCCGGAGAGGAATGGGATGTTAGTCACGAAATACCTCTTGAATGCGGTGGTCCTGATGATGCTACAAATTGGCTGGTTGCCCATCGCAAGTGCCATCGTATTCATACTGCTACTGTGGATATGCCTTTGATCGCTAAGGTGAAGCGCATCCACCAGCGTCACATAGGAGCCAAGGTCACCAAGAACCCTCTTCCCGGCGGAAAGCAGTCAAAGTTCAAACGTAAAATGGACGGGACTGTGGTTTTGAGAGATAAGTAATAGATAGATTGACTAGAAGCTTTCTGCCGAATGAAAAGGAACTGTAATGCGCTTTCTTCTTACGATGAACATGCCGAGTGCTAATGGCTTTTTGGTCCATCAATTGACGGTCGAAATTCCGGTGGATTCATGCGATCAACTTAAAGACGCTATGAATATGGATGAATTCATCACCGGGCGCTTGTACTATCGCCGCAGGACACCCAACAACGATACGGCATGGGAAGACCGTGGGGACATTGTCCTGAACACAGCCCACATTGGCAAGGCCCAAGAATTCTTTGAAATGGAAAGAGATGCAAATGACGAATCACAAGGACATTTTAAGCCAAGCAATAATTACCCTACAGGAGAGGGGTCTACAGTACGGAAACGTAGAGGTGTGTTTTGATAACATCTCCAAGATCGCATCCCTTCTTCTAGGGGCACAAATCACTCCCTTTGAGGTTGCAATGGTTCACGTTTCCACAAAATTGGCTCGAATTCAGGCATCTCCGACTAAGGACGACAGCTACATTGACGTCATTAACTATCTGGCGTTTGCAGCTCAATTTTCTTCTGTCTTCCCGGAGGAAGCTACGGTGCAAGAGGATGATGTAAAAATTACGGACCTTAGTCTGCTGGACATCACTCTGGCGGAAAAGGCATCAAAGTAAGCATAGGGGCGGCACACAACAGCCGCCTCGTTTTTGGGAGATAGCTATGTCAAATGATCTTGATAATGAAATCCAACGTCTATGGGGTGAAAAACTTAGCGCCAGTCAAATTGGCTCGATCCTCTGCCTTACCAGAAACGCTGTCATTGGCCGGGTAAACCGGATGCGGAAGAAGGGCGTTGATGTTGAGGCTAGGGCATTTCCCAAAACTGCGGTTGCTAGAATTCCAGTGGCTATGCCGGTTGAGGAAGAACTCGATGCCGAGCCAGAAAGCCAAGTTGGCATTCCATTTGAGAGCCTGACGCTTAAAACATGCAAATTTGTCATTGATGGAGACCACCCACGGTACTTCCGTTTTTGTGGAGAGCCAGTGACGACTAAAAGCTACTGCAAGACCCACCACGCTCTCTGCTATGTCAAGGTTATACCTCGCCGTCCTAGGTATACAGATACCGTATTTGTTCTAAAGGCTAGATCATGATGATGATACAACTGAACCCACCAATCCCGGTAGAGACACCCAAGGGTCGGGCCTTGGCACATGTCTTGATTGATTATGGCGCAGAACATGATTTACTATGGGTTTGCTTTGAGGCTGACGGTCAGTGCTGGACATGGAAAAACCAGATGATAAAGGCTGAGGACAACGTCACCTTTGGGAGGGTTAAGCCAAATGCTGGATAGGTTAATCAAGTCAGGTTGGCATTGGCAGTTTGGGTGGCTTCGTAGGCCGGACATGGATTGTGAGAATGGATATTGCTACGAGGCTCCAGACGGCGACATCATTTATTCGGGCCGCATGGATCACAAGCTAGTTGTCTATCTGGATTGCCGGGAAGATGCCGACACTGGGGAAAAGTACCTTTGCTTGAACAGATACCCGACAAAAGTTCATGCTGGTCTGCGCGCAATGAAGAAAAGAACGTTAAAGAGGACATGATGGCATCAAACATACCGGCTTGGACATCTGAACAAATCATGGCTGCAAGGAAAGTGTACCGCAAAAATGGTTCACTGGCTGACGCTATGGAGGCTATGGGAGAAAAGGTTCTTACGAAAGACGGATGCAGAAAGAGGCTGACTGCTTTGGGAATGAAATTCTACGACATGCCAAGCACACATCGTGGCACCAGTAAAATCTCAAACCCAAGCTACAAAGCTAATATCTAGCCTACCCAATCAGCTTTGCGGAATCTGAAAGGTTCTTCAAGGCTGATTTTATTTTGTAACTAGCTTGCATTTCAACCATTTCATTACGGAAACTTTCTGTAGCCGCAGCGCCTTGGCGAGCTTCTTTTGCTACCTCGATCTGAAGCATTGGTAGCGCAGAAACGGCGCACATCCATTCATCAATTTCCTTGCCAGTGTTGGGGTTTGTCCCACGCAAGCAAGTGAACCAAGCGCACTGGAGCTGGACGCAGTCCTTTTTAATCAGGGGGCAGAACGTGCCATTCTTGAGCTGCATCGTCAGTCCTTCACACAGATAATGACATCGACGTATTGGACAGCCAGATTGATTGCGGTGCCGGTAAATGTGTGATCATGGCCCAAACCGCCGCCCGCATAAGCTGTCGAGCCGGTCCTAGATCCAGTAGCAGGGTCAATGTTTTGAATAACAGTGGCGCCACCACCGCCTGCGTTAAAAGGCACACTGTAAGTGTTATGGTTATGCGACGGAATTTGATTGATTGTCAGCACCGTGCTGCCGACCGTGCCCGCCACGGACTGCGACGCAAACGCGGTTGTGAACGCCACGGAGCCGCCGCTGCTTGCAGAACCGGACACTACCCGCAATGCCTTGTTGTCATG